TAGAAGGTTATTTGTGTGTAGACGCAAAGAACCCCTTAACTGATATAGGAACTATTATATCAAATCTAATCAGTGCAAAATCAAGTATAGCAAATACTGTAGAAGCCGATTGTGAATACAGTACTGAGATAGAAGGCGATGACTTAACTTATATTTTCGAGTATAGTTTTGTTACAGTATCTTAACCAATGAAAGGAGATAAGCAATGGCAGGCGTAATTAACGTAACATCAAGCAACCAAGCAATCTTAACACTAGGTAATTCAGCCGTATCGGCGGCTCCAGGAGCCGTTAATGGATTTGTAGTGCCTTTAGTACAGGATGTAACTGTTTCAGCCACACCAGGCACAGTTAGATACAGTACTTTAGACAGTACTTCTTCTAGTGCATTCACAACTACTAACGAGAATGAAATTTCATTCAATATGTTGGTAGATGACGATGCATTCTTCGGAAACTCAAGTGTAACTAATAACACAGTTGCAACCAATGGATTACTCAGTACAAGTATAGCAAAAACTGAAGTGTTCTTCAGTGTAGCATTTGAAGGTACCGACACAGATGACTTTTATGTAAAAGGTAAAGGTTTTATCGGTGGATTAGCACCTTCAGCCAGTATGGACCAAGGTATTTGGATCAGTAGTGGCAGCATAATTGTAAATGGCGAACTTGAAAAAGATCAAGTATCTTAACGTAGAAACCAGTAACTCCCTCTTAATGGGGGAGTTGCATTTTAGAAGAGAGATTTATGAAAGCAGAAAGATTATTAAGAAGATTTGATGCAGATGGCAAATATATAGGCCCGGCAGATAAAACTGTGCGAGTAGATGGTGTAATATATGATATGTATGAATATGCAAAATCACAAGGCATCAAATTACCAGAACACAAAGAACATAAACCCAAAAAGAAAGAAGATAAAGAGGTAAATAGTTATGCAGATATGGGACAAACATTCGACGAAGGACATCCTGAAATCGATGGAGACGGAGATAGCCAAGGCGAGGAATGAACTTGGATGTGCAGAAGGTGATATAACCAAAGCACAAAGACGTATAGCATTTTGTTTAAGTGCTTTACACAATTTAAAAAATAGAGATATAGAGGAGAATTAGATATGAAACTTAAAGAATTAGCAACAAAACCACAATTAACTAAAATCATAATCGATAAAGAAGAGATCGTCGATAAGTACGGCGAAGAAATCGATTTTTATGTTTTAGATAGACTACCCTTAGACAAATATACTCAATTGGCATCTGTTAAAACAGATGACTTCAGTAGTATGATTGATTTGGTAAAAGAATTAGTATTAGACGAAGACGGTCAGCCTGTAATGGATGATGACCACGTACTACCAACTGACATTCTTAACGAGGCAATGATTAAAGTAGTCGATGTTGTGGGAAAGTAACAAGCCATAAATATCGCAAAGACGATAGGGTGTTCTCAATGTTTTTAATTGTGGACACAATGGCACAAAAATACGGTATGTTACCAATGCAAGTGTTAGAACAAGCAAACACAATTGATTTGCAAATTCACGTAGCAGTTGAGCAATATAGAGAAAAAATGCGTGATCCTGATTATGATATTAACAAGGATTACACACAAGATGAGTTAAAAGAAATATGGCAAAAATCACGTTCACAGTAAATGATAAACTATATCGCAAACAAATGCGAAAAATAGAAGGTTATGTGAATAAAACTATGCCTCGGGTTGCATTACAAGAATATAAAAAGAACACACCTAAAGATAGTGGTAATGCCAGAAGAAAAACAAAAAGAAGAAATAATGAAATTATAGGTGATTATCCTTATAGTGGTGTTTTAGATGATGGCTTGTTTCCTAATCCTCCTAAAGCAGGTACAGGTAAAACAACACAAGGTTATAGTACACAGGCTAAACAAGGTATGGCCAAGCCCACAATAAAAGAATTGACAAAGCAGTTTAATGCTTTTGTTAGGAAAACATAAAAATGGCAAATATAAAAAGTAAATTAATATTAGATAATGCACAATTTAATAAAAAAGCAAAAGTCAGTCAAGCATTAGTCGGTGGATTAGGCAAGGGTCTAAAAGTACTGGGCGGTGCGGCTAAGTTTGCGGCAGTTAGTATAACCGCAGGTGCTGGTGCATTTGCGTTATTGGTAGCAAGTACCAGTAGTGCAATCGATAGATTAGGTAAAGTAGCAAAAACAACAGGTTTCGCCGCAGAAACATTGCAAAAGTTTCAGTTTGCGGCTGAACAAAGTGGTGTAAGTAGTGACCAAGCCGCAGTTGCTTTACGTAGGTTTAGTAGAAGGTTAGGTGAAGCACAAAAAGGTACAGGTGAATTATTACCAGCACTTAAAAAGTTAGGTATTAATACCAGAGATGCATCTGGTAATTTAAAGACCGGAGAAGAAATACTATTCGAATTTGCAGATGGATTAGCAAATACGGAAAATGCATCAGAAAGATTAGCACTTGCGTTTAAGGCGTTTGACAGTGAAGGTGCTGAACTTGTTGAAGTGTTAAAGAATGGTAGTGATGGATTAAGAGAGTTTTTTAGTGAAGCAGAACGTTTAGGTTTTGTTTTAAGTGCAGATGCAATACAAGGTGTTGAAAGATTCCGAGATGAATTAAACAAGTTAACTACCGTGTTAGGTGGAGTTGCAAGACAGTTTGTTTCAGCATTAGCACCATCATTAGAAGATTTTACAACTCAACTTACCAATAATATATTAAAATTTATAGAAGCCAAAGGCGGAGCAGAAGCATTCGGTAATTTCTTAAAAGATAAATTTATTGATATTGTTGTTGTAGCAGTTAAGGCTCTAGGATTGTTCTTAAACACACTCATAAAAATTGCAAACGGAATTGCAGATCTAATTAGAAGATTCGGAGATGATCCATTATTCGGTATAGGAGATAAAGCAAGTGCCGCCGCAAAAGAAATATTATCACTCGATCAGGTATTGAAAGACTTTACTGAAAGTTTAGGTTTGGTAGAGACGCCGGGAGAAGCACTTTCATTTATAGAAGGATTAGATGCGGCAGATCCAGTATTGAAAAAAATTATAGATAGATTTAGAGAACTGGAAGCAACTCAAAGGGGTACAGTATTTGGAACACCAACGCCTTATGCAGGATTTATAGTTAGGGACACAATAGAACAATTAAGAAAAGAATTATTAGAAGAAGTAGGCGCCGGTATAGGTGAAATTGATTTTACTTCCTTTATAGAACAATTGATAGGATACAAAGGAGAAGATGTAGAAGAAGTAGGTGTAAGAATAGGTGATGATTTACAAAACGGCATAGTAAAAAGTAAACAAAGCACTTCTTTCTTGGTTAAATTACTGGATAAAATATACGGACCAGAAGGTCAAGCCAGAGTAGATGAATTCTTACAAGCATTTTTCGATGATGCAGAAGGTATGCTAGACAGAGTAAAAGCAGTAGCCGCCTTAGTGTTTGGGCCGGACTTAGTATCAAAGATTAAAAACGCATTTCAAAATAGTGATGTAGGAGATTTTACCAAAACATTAACAGACGGTATGGTAAAAGCCGCAACTATGTTTGAAGATGCATTAGCACAAGCATTTGTTAATGGTAAAGCAGACTTCAGTGACTTAGCAGACTTTATCAAAATAACATTAGCAAAAGCATTTATACAAGCAAGGATCACAGCACCTTTATTAGACTTATTTGGTTTAAAAACAAGGGCATCAGGTGGACCTGTTAAGGCTGGACAAAGTTACCTCGTCGGGGAAGAAGGAATGGAAATCTTCAAACCGAATACCAGTGGTACAATTATACCTAACAACAAAATAAACTCTGCAGACGGTAGTGCAATGGGTGGGACAACAAATGTTTATTACACAATAAATGCTACCGATCCGGAATCTTTCAAATCTCAACTTTCTAGGGACCCGGAGTTCGTTTATAACTTAACCAGAGTAGGCGCAAGAAGAACACCAGGATAAAAATATGAGTATACAAACAATTATAGATAACGCAACGTTTTTAGAAATAAACAAAAGAAAAGTTGCAGCCAGTACAATTAGTAGAAGTGGACATATCAAAACAGCAGACAGAGGAGTTGGGGTATATTTGTTTACAGTTGGTATGCATAATGGTTTAACATATAGTACCAACAGAGGTTTATTAGAAAGTTTAGACACTATGGACATAATTAATGAAGCAAATGTCAGTCTAAATAATAATACTGGTATGAATTATGTCACAGCATATCAAGGTAACATATCACCGGCACAATTAGACAACATCACAATGGTAGGTTCTAATGGTGCTAACTTGTATATCGATTGTAGTGGCGCAACAGGAAACGGTGTATTATTCGAAGCAGGTGATTTCATACAGCCTAAGGGCAACACAAGCACTTACAGATACCCTTATCAAGTGACATCACAAGTAACATTCAGTACAAGTGCAAATATAACAGTACCAGTACACAGAGGTGTTTTACCGCAAACAGGAACCAGCATAACTACTGGTGGTATAAGAGTAGGTAATGATGTAAACTTTCAAGTTAAAGCATTACAGATGCCCACATATACAGTTGTTCCTCACGATAGAATAGAATTTAGTGGCGATTTCCAATTAATGGAGGTTATCACAGACTAATGGCTACCACCATAACAGCAGTTCAAAGTGACCACATTGTAAGTGTAGTGTTAATTGATTTGACTTTGGATGCAACCACATATTATATAAGCAATGCTTATAAACCAGTAACATATGATGGTAATACATACACAGAGTTAGGCAGTTTCTTAAATATGGACGCAATTACAGATGATATAAAAACCACTAATGGAGACTTAACAATAAGCCTTAGTGGTATACCAAGTGATGCTGACTATATGAACATAGTACTTACCAGCAAAATAAAAGGTGGTGAGGTTATTGTTAGACGTGGCTTTATGAACAAAGATGACCTTGAATTGGATACCAGCCAAGTGTTTACACGTTATAGTGGAATCATCACAAACTTCGCAATTACAGAAGATGTAGATATAATTGCAAAGAAGAATACAAATAGTATTACCATAACAGTAGCCAGTTTAAATCAATTATTACAAAATAAAATAAAAGGTCAATTCACCAATCCGGAAGATAGAAAACGTATATTCCCCAACGACCAAATATTCGACAGAACTCCAGACTTACAAAACTTACACTTTGACTTTGGTAAAGAGTTCAAGAATGGTGGTAACTATGGCGGTGGTGGAGCCGGTGGTGGAGGCCGTGGTGGCGGCGGAGGCGGTGGTAATCGTGACCGTGACCGTAGCAGAAATATACAAGAAAGATAATGATAGTTAGAAGAGCAGAATTTAAAGATTATGAAGCAATAAAAGGTTTTATGATTGACTTTGCAAATGCAAATCCATTCTCAGGATTGCAGGAACCAAAACACAATGATGTGTATGCAAATAGAGTAATCGATGCCATAAGAAAACAAGGAGTAGCCTTAGTTGCAGAAGCAGATGGCAACATAGTAGGAATGCTGTTAGCAATGATACAAGGTGATATGTGGTTGCCAGAAGTAAAGTCAATGAGAGAGATTGCTTGGTGGGTAGATCCAGAACACAGAGGATCAAGTGCCGGTGCAAAATTATTAAAAGAGTATGTGGGTGTAGGAGACCGACTGGTAGAAGAAAACATTATCAGTGCATACACAATAACAACATTAGGTATGGGAGACCATTTGAATATGCAAAAAAGAGGATGGACACCAATAGAAACTAACTTTGTTAGAGGAGCCGCATAATGGCAGTATTTCAATTTATAGCCACCGCAATTGTTAATTCTTTTGTGGCAACAGCAGGACAAATACTTGGTTCTAAACTGTTATTCGCCGCGGTAACTGGTGTTATAGCCGCAGGTTTAGGTTATGCAACTGCCAGAGCAACAGGAATGTTTAAAGCACCAAGTATAGGTGCACAAGATGATCCCGGAGTAAGAATAACATTAGCACCAGCAACAGATAACAAAATACCAGTACTGTATGGTAAAGCATTTACCAGTGGACCTATATTCGATGCCGCAATAAAAAACAGCAATGACACAATGGTGTATTGTATTGCATTATCAGAAGAAACAGATACCGGTAGTTTTACAGTTTCAAACGTTTATCTTAATGACAGTAGACTTATTTTCAGTGGTAATAATGTTGTTAGTCACTTTGATCCTAACGGAACAAGTGCAACAACTTACGCCGGTAATGTGAGAGTTAATGTTTATCAAGGTGGTAGCACAGGTAGTGACGTTATATTTCCAGCAAGTGGCACAGGTTCAACAACAGCCGCAACAACATTAGTACCGCATTGGAATCCAGCAACTCATACAGCAAACAGTTTGGTGTATGCAGTTGTAGAAATAGATTACTCACCAGAAAATGGATTAACAGGTTTACCACCCATAACATTTGAAATGGAAAATAGTCTTAAGAATCCAGGTAATGTGTTAATAGATTATTTAAATAATAATCGATACGGTGTAGGATTCAGCAACACACTGATAGATACAAACAGTATAGTAGGCACAGCCAATACAGCAATGCGAGGATTTTGTGATGAACTTGTAGATTACAAAGATGCATTAGGTAGCACACAACAAAATGCACGTTATGAAATAAATGGTGTTGTGACCACATTCAGTGATGTTAGAAGTAATATTGATAAAATATGTACAGCAGGCGGCACTTATTTTGCATATGATGGTAAAACAGGCAAGTTTAAAGCAATACCAAATAGAGCATATACACCTGCAGAACAAGCCAATGCACTTGTATACAATGACGACAATATGGTAGGTAAAATGGACATAAGTTCAACAGAACTGTTTAATATGTTCAATAGTGTTAAAGTCGAATTTGCAGATGACAACAGAAAAGACGCAATGAACACCGTGCTTATAGAAACACCTGCAGGTGAAAGAAACGCAAACGAACCAGATAATCAATTGAATTACAGTATCGATTTAATTAATGATAAGATAAGAGCAGAAAGGTTAGCAAACGTAGACTTACAACAAAGTAGATTAGCAACAGTTATTCAGTACACCGCAGACTATAGTGGTATGCAAACAGATATAGGTGATATTGTAAAAGTCGATAATGACTTGTATGGTTTCGACAACAAACTGTTTAAAATTATGCGAACCAGAGAAGTCGAAACACCAGAAGGTATGATTGGTGTAGAAATGACAGGTTTAGAATATGATGATAACATTTACACAATGCCAGTTAATGCACAATTAGATGCGCCTCGCGGAAACATAAGTGGTGCGCCTCGAGTTCCTGTATACCCACCAGGAAGTTTCCCATTACCAATTGCACTGGAAGGTGGTTATGGTAATTTAAATATTAACGTCGAAAAGTTCGGTAATCAAATTAATAGATTTCATATTGGGCCTTTAAGTCCCGGCGGACAAATAGAAGACAAACCTGCAGACAAAACAGACTTATCTAATGCCGCAAGTTATGTTAATCTGTTTACAAAAAGAGAACTAGACTTCACAGCAGGTGGCGGTATTGAACCAGGTGATTACAGTTTTATGGCGGCAGGCACACCTATAGGTGCACTGAGTGGCACAGCAACAGCAAGTATATTTGCAAATTTAAATATTCAATATGCAAATGGATTTGTGCAAAATGAATCATTTGGTATAACAAACAGTAACTTTACAGAAATACCCAGTATCTTAGAAGCAAACAAAAAGATTGTTATTGGTCCAAATCCAGAAAGTGGTAATGTTGTGTTAGAAGGATTAAACACAATGGATCAAAGTGGAAGTGGTGATAGAGGATTTAGTGGTATGCGTTATGATATGTTGAGAATAACCAAAGGAGATATATTTTAATGACACATTATACCTTATATCATACTGACACAGGCAGAATAGAAAGTGTTTTAAGATTAACTGATACCAGCAAACAAAAAATGCTGGACAACAATCCGGGTATAGCATTTCTAGATGGTGTTGTTCCTGATGTAAACCGATACAGAGTAAATGTAGCAGTAACACCACACGTTGTAGAACTTAAACCGGAACCCACAATAGATATTGCAAGACACGTTAGAATAGAAAGAACAAAATTATTAAAAATATCAGATTGGACACAAACAACAGATTCACCATTAAGTGCCAGTAAGAAGGCAGAATGGGCAACATATAGACAAGCATTGAGAGATATGCCCACAAATGCAGACAATTGGGCAACAATACAAGACATAACCTGGCCCACACAGCCAAGTTAAGATAAATAAGATAAACAATAGAATTGTTTTACACCATAGTGTAAGCAATTATCCCATAGGAGAGATATTATGGCTGGAGGCAGGTTACTTACCGTATCGCAATATTTGGCGGGCGCCGACGATGTAAAATTCGTAGAAAAGTTCCCAAGTGAACAAACAACATTCCAATATAACTTTGGAACAAACATAACAAACTATAGTTTTGAGTTAGATGCTCAAACAATCGTAGTAGACACCATTACATATTCACGTACAGATGGCACACCTAACTTTGCAGACAGTACTGTATTAGGATACTTCGGAAATGTAGACATAGGATCAGGCAATGTATCAAACAGAAATGATGCCGCGGGAACTGTTAACATAACCATACCAGCACATATCTATCCCGCAACAGCAAATATAAGCCCAGACGCAAGAACAAATATTCCAATAACTATATTTTCAGTTACGTGGACAGACAGTGGTGTATCACCAAGTGTTACACAAGCACAT